ATCTCATAACTCGTCTCACCTTTATACAAAACAATATTCGAAACGTAGTCGAGTGAGTTCCCCGATAAATACAGTTTATTCACGCCATCGTACACTAATAAAACGTCGGCCGCAAGTGGATAGTCTACGAGTCCAGTCACGGCGGCTAATACTATTTTAAAGATGAGCCAATTCGATAAGAACATGCTCGGCCTGCTCTATTACTCTTACGCTACAAAACTTTTTAAAAATTGGGACACACTTTTTAAAAGGTCGTTAAATACAAAACAAATGCCTTACCACTTGGCCACACGAGCTCGTCTATATAATATGCTCGCGACAGGAATCGAACCTGCGATCGTTTGCTAGCTCTCTCGGAGGGTTTCGATCCCTCCACTTCAGGATTAACAGTCCTACACTCTACCAAATGAGTTACGAGAGAATATAGTCGCGCAACCAAGGATCGAACTCGGGACAATTGGAGTTTAGTGACTATGTGAGTAGTCTTAATAATTATATGGAATTACAATCCAATGCTCTACCAACTGAGCTATCGCGCGTATGATACCGATAGGATTTGAACCTACGCTCTTTCGAACCAGAGCCTTAATCTGGCGCCTTAGACCAACTCGGCCACGGTATCACAAAATTATTTTGTCCGTATTCTTTAAGTAGGTATGTTAACTCTCGTCCTCGTCCTCGTGCTCGTCCTCGCACTTGTACTCCTATTCATTCGTCGTAAAAAACAGGATCCAAAGTATAAGTGTTTTCTCCTTACGCTAGAAACATCAGCCGACCGACGCGAAAAGTTTTTGGAACACCACGACCCGTCCGTACCCTTAGAAATCATATACGGGGTCGATACCAGGAAACTCGAAAACGCCAAAAAGTATCAGAAAATCATCGAACCAAACTATTACCGCGAGGCGTTACGATTACACTATAACGAGGCTAAGACCCGACCTGACATAACCTATTTCAATTTAGGCGCGATCGGGTGTTATATGGGGCACATGGAATTCTACAGGCGGTGTTTCGACCAAAACATCAAATATGCTGTTATTTTTGAAGATAACGTTGTCATTAAGAATTCACGCGTATACAGCGAAATTCAGGACGTTATCAATAAAAAGGGCGACGATTTTGAAATGTGTTTCTTCCATTGTCTCTCGCGGTACCCCGATAAAGAAGATGCAGAAAAGAGTGGTCTCGAACGCGTTAAGTGGATTTCGAGTACCAAGTGTTACGTCGTCCACGTCGATAACATGAAAAAATACTATAAACACTTCTTCCCCATAGATAATCACGTCGATATGAAACACGAAGATATTATCGCGCGGGGTGCGCGTGTCTACTACAAGGATCTTCGCGATTGTTTACACATCGACCGGAGTCATAATAGTACCATAGGACACAGTAACTGGGGACGTAAAAAATTCTTTTCAAAACGGTACCCCACGGCGACCACCGACGATCTCGAGTACGGGTGGTAACAATTAGTTCCACGGTATATCCTGTGGCCGAAACCGACACCCAATCTTTAAAAAGTCGACAAACTTTTTAAATTCTGGTTCGGGGTTCTCGAGAATTTCCATAGAATTGAGTACATTTTTGACATACTTATTATAGCCTTTATGGCCGCCACTCCTATGTACGTGTCTATTTTCACGCAAATTACCAATTTCACGCGGCATCATGATTATGTTTTCGCTCGCGTGGATATCATACTTTACCTTTGTGACGACCGGGTGACTCTTAAACTCTTTCGGAATAACGTGGTGGTCCTCAACGTTACGCACATTCCACCGAAGTTTGAATGTCCTTCGGAGAAGAGAGCCGTACCGCATACTATAGTCTGGAAATACTTCTATGCCGAGCCGCATAATGGAATCTTCCAATTCATCAACTTCCTGCCACGCCGCAAAACACTCCTCCGACGATCCCGAAACGTAACACTTTTCAGTCGCATCATCGAGTGCTTCCGCGAACCTATACTGAAGGCGCGGGTTCTCGAACGTTTGAAACGGTACGTCTATTTTTTTAGAATACGTACCTTCGAGAACGTTCTTACGAATTTGACACCGTTTGTTCTCGGGGGACAGTGGAATCAAACAAACTCTAATCATTTACTTTTTAACGGGGTAAATCTTTAACACGTTAAAAGGTAAGTATGTTCCCGCCGGGTATCGATCCCGGGATGTAGACTTGACTCTACTTATGTATACAATTTGTATAAGGTCTATGTGATTACCATTTCACTACGGGAACATACTTCATATATGTGCCTTTTCTTTATACCTCACATGAAGGGTACGACTCAAGATCGGTGGACCGTCTTGGAACATCTAGTGATGGTGGTGTTTTCGGACGCATCATCCATCTTTTTATAGCCCTAGCTATACGCGATTCGTCGTCCACCTCCTGTATATCTGCTAATATACTTAGACCGTTACACACGTCCGGTTTATTCTTTTTATCCGGGAACGTTTGGTTAAACTCGTATATCGTGTTCGAAGGTATATCTGGGGCTTCGTCAAGTAACCTATCGTATTCTAACCGTATTCTATTTACAAATTCTAATACGTCTTCGCGGTGTTTTACATCGAGTGAAAGTTCCATATCGATACTTCTGTATAGTTTGGAGTATTGTACGCACATGACCGAATGTGCTTCCGTCATACGTGAACCATTATTAAACTTTGTTATCGATGTAAGTATTCCCGCAATCACGTTCAAAAACGCAAAAAAATATTGAAAAATAATAATTTTTTGTCTTTGGACATCCGACATCGAATCCGTATCGGGACTTAAGACGGCGAAACCACCGACGCCCGTGATACTCGATATGATTATAGATGGGTACGATAACCAATCGTGTTGACGTTTATAAAAAACGCGTGCGTGGTTGTGTAGCCACCTGTATCCGGCAGCCTTTTCGGCCCATCGGATGAGGAGTTGTTCTTGATTATGACACCAATGATGTTGTTCTGGTACTTCCCCCATTACTCTTTCTTAGAAAATAAATATGCGATATCACGAGCCAATGTATCAACTTGTTCGTTCTTTTCGTTTCCATTATGTGCCTTGACCCATTTAAATTCGATGGACCCAAACTGTTTCTTAAGGTCTAACATACGGATCCATAATTCTTTATTTTTTACGGGTTCACCTTTACTCGTTTTCCACCCGTTACGTTCCCAGTTTTTAGACCATTCGAGTAGACCCATACGTACATAGTTACTATCGGTAAATACACACACACTCGTATATTTGAGTTCGATACATTTTTCGAGTGCGTGTACGACCGCCGTCATTTCCATTACATTGTTTGTTGTTATCTTAGCGCCCCCTCGACCTTTGAGTGTATCTATGAGGTATGCCCATCCACCGGGTCCCGGGTTTCCGAGACAACTTCCGTCTGTATAGACTTCTATCATTCTTATACTTATATGTATCAAAATCTTTATGTTTTATTTAATTTTAATTTAATACAAAGTCCTTCGAGGAGAATTTTTTTTATTTTATTTTTCATACAAAGTCCTTCAAGGAGATAGTTATACTTTTTAAAAAATAAATTTATTTTAATTTTCATTTTCAGAATTAGTATATGGAAAACAATAATAATAAAATTTAATTACTGGACCAAATAATAAATATGTAAAAACAAATACAGAATATACTATAATTATTGTGTATATATCATTCATTATACTATATTGTAATTAAAATTTTAAGCTAATTAACCCCCATGCCCATTTTGAATCTTAATAGCGAGGATTACCCGCATATAGGATACATGTCTATTTTATATATACTAAATTTAGTTAGAGAACGCCAATCCTCCCATCCCACTTTGTATGCGGAGAACGTTGTAGTTGACCGCGAACATGTCGAGCGATGGGTTCGTCGCGAGAGACGAACCGGTGAGAGTCTTCAACGTAACCGCAACTTGCGCGTTGTCGATTCTGGAGAAGTTGCACGTACCAGTTGGTTGATGCTCTTCTGGCTTCAACGCAAATGAGTACGAGTAGATACCTGGGTATGGCGAGCCAGAGTGATGGTTGAATGGTTGCACTTGGTTAAAGTATTTACCGGATTGTTCCTTGAATCTGTCTTGACCGTTCAACACCAATTTGAACGTACTGACTGGACCGACCGATCTCGTTGCAGTTGGGGCACCTTCTTCAGACCACGCGTGAGTTGAACCACCAGTACCAGTAACATACATTGGTGCACCGATATCCGATGGTGCAATCAAACAATTAGAAGTCGCCAATGGTTGTGTCGACAAGGCAACGTCACTGTCACCCGTGTCGGAAGTAAAGTTCCACATGTTCGCGCGGGTCGATGAACCGTCGTTAACACACCACACCAACTCCTTAACTGGGTGATTGTACGATAATCTGACTTGTTTTTGTCCACCGGAAGTGACAGTGTCGGAACCAGTGTGTTGGACTTGTTCGATGAGGTATTCGTGTCCCTTTTGCGCGAATCTTCTTCTTTCTTCAGTGTCGAGGTACATGTAGTTACCCCAAACCTTGAAGGTCGAGCCATCAGTGTAGACGGAAAAATCGGCAGATAAGTCAAAGTCTAATCTGACTTCGTGGTATTGCAAGGCAATCAATGGTAAGGCCAATCCTGGGTTTCTGTTAAAGAAAAAGATTAATGGTAAAAACACTTGAGATTCATCACCTACAAGCGCACCAGCTCTGGCGGAAGTCATTTTACCGTACGTTTGTTTCTTAGCGGCATCCAAATACAATTCGGAGTATAATCTCCACCATCTTTGGTAGTGTTTGTCGATTCTTTGACCCCCGATGGATAATTCAACATCCTTGAT